CTCTTAATGATGTAATCTGAGCAGTAGCAGCAGAACCTTCCATTGGCATAATTCCACTTGCAGCAGCTTTAGCAATCATCTCAGATATACTCTCATTAGTTTCTTTTAAAACTTTAACACCTTGTTCTTTTGCCTCTATTTCTTTTGATTTGTATTTTAATAGAGCCTCATCAGCTTTAGCATCGTAGTATGCTTTTGTAGCCATACCTTGTTGGTATGTTGCATATGCTTTACCTACAGATGCTACTACAGCTACTATTGCCCAAGGGTTCATTGTCCTACACTCACTTTAAATTCAACTCCCAATAAAGTAAAAAACAAGGGTTGAGATTGGGAGAATGTCATCTGTCCTCGTCTGTCATAACCTAAAATTGGTTTTCTTCTTTTTAATCCAGTATAGAAATCACCAGCAGTAAAACTAAAATCACTTCCATTTAATGTTAAATTTTGTGTCAAGTACATATTTGCTGTTGCCTCTACTATTCTTTTTTTCTGTGCTAATACATTACCACTAGATAATTTTAATTCCACCGGTAAAGTTTTAATCTCTGTAGTAAAGTCTAATCCTATTTCTACATAAGATGTTGGGACACTATCTAAAATGATTTGCCCGGAAGATACAGTCTTATCAGATTGCATAAGATCATCAGCGATAACTTTTACAGTTTCACCTTCTAAATGATTTAAACCAGTTACAGTTGTTGTGCCAGGTAAACTTGCACCCGTTAATAAAATATTACTGTCTGTTGTATTGTCATCATTAAATGCCTCTACATAATAAACAGTAGATCCATTAATGGTTCTTTTAACTACAAAATAAATTGTATCTACATCAACAGCTACATTTACAAATTCACCATCTACAGTAGATAAAGAAGGAGCAATAACATTCTGTCCTCTTAGAATAGAATAAGTTGCTAAAGATCCATCACTCTCATTAACAATTAATAGCAAGTCCCCATCATCAGTCGAAGTTGCTTTTCGAAGGGCCATATCAGACGGGGACCTTAGCAAGTGAGAAGATAGTAATGAAATGTTATTAGAGATATAAGATAGTTCTACATCACTAAATAAAAATTCTCTTAGAGCTTTACCAGCTCTTTGTATAAATAAAGTTCCACTCTCAGCTCCTACGGGTTTAATCCCTTCTTTAGCTCCTCTTCTTGTTGCTGTACTAATAACAATATTGTTTGGAGTAATAGGATCCAATGCAGCTTGTGAAACAAAAAACTCACCACCTTTAGTAAAGATCTGTAAGTCTCTACCAGCAAACATTCCAGTAATAGCATTAACACTATCAGTTGCTAATGTAGCCTCGATAGCATCATCGTCTAAAGTTTCTCCTGGATTGAAATCATAAAATCTTGCAACTCTAGATGCGAATAAAGTATTAGGTCTAGATTTAGATCCACCAAAATATAATCTGCCCTGGTGAAAGGTTACAGTTCTTGGCCATCCTTTGGATGAGCTCCAGGCATCTTCATATCCACTTTCAATAAACCATGATCCAGATGCAATAGCATCCGTATTAAAAAAAGGTATTTCAACAATGGCCTCTACTTCACTTGATGAAACATAACGAGTAATTCTTGCTCTTCCCAATCCATCATTGGCCTCAACATACTGACCAACATCACTTGCAGCAAAAGCTCCACCACCACCAGTCAATGTAATATTTCCATCAACTTCACTTGGTGTTAAACTATGAGAAGGACTTGATGTTGTAATAGTAAATGCATACTGAGGTATGTATTCAAAAGTTATATTTGTAATTGTCCAGGAGCTGTCAGTAGCACCTCTAGTAATTTCTATAGGTTGCATATCTTCATGTACTACAATTAAGGTATCAGCAGACTGAGCATAATCCATAGTAGCTAATGCTGAGCTGCCAATCGTTGTAGTTAGATAATCGTTACCAGATCCATTAATGTTAGTTACTAATTCTTTATCTTTATAAACATACATTCTATTATTAACGAATAACATCATGTAACTTTGTGAAGTTGAAAATTCAAATGGAACCAATCTACATCCGTTTTGTGGATTAGCAGCAGAAGGAATTGTACTTATATATTCTAATCCTGGTCTACGAATAGCACCACCTTGTGGTTGGATTAAAACATTACGAGCTTTGTCTAGAGCATTGTAATATTGATTAATATCAATTCTAGAATTTAATAATGGATCTAGTTCTCCAGTTGTAAAATTTGATTGAATTGTTACAGCTCTGCTCATTAGTCTCTAACATCTGTTAATGGGAAATCCACTATTGAGTAATTTGGTTTTCCTCTTCCATCAATATTAGTTGCTTGTCGAAAATACCCACCCCTTCCATTTTCGCTTTCTAGTCCCACAGCTACTTTTCTCCAATAATCAGATTTAGTTATTTGATCTGTTACTGGTTCGGCAAGATGCCATGCCATCATATAAACGAGTAGCTGCACGAAATATGAAGGCATTAATCCTTCTGTTATTACACTTGAGATATAATCAATGTAAATATTTTCTTCATTAGTAGCAATCGCTGGTCCGGATGAAGTGTAAAGAATTTCGTAATTTTGTATTGGTAATACTCTTGTCGAGCTTGAATTATAAACTTGTAAAGGTGTAGATGATATTGCAGTTGAAGGCATTACATATTGATATGCCCATTCGTTAATTGGTGTAGTTGAAGATTTTGCTAATTGTGCTTTAGTTAAAGCAAAAGACCAAGGGTATAATGATAATGCTTGTTTCTTAACTGTCTCGTAAATTTGATTACAAACTACAGCAGCATCATTAGTAGTATCACTAAACGATGAAATTGTATCTGAACCTAATAGCACTAATGCTTGGTTACAGATTGAAACATTTGTATCTCCACTTGCCATTTAATTCCTCTAATTAGTGAAGAGGCCCCGAAGGGCCTCCCCAGTATTAGTTATTAGTCTGCGTCTGCAACTGATAGAGCTGTTCCATCAGATACATCCACAACTCCACTTGCGTTACTTAAAACAGTAACTAAAGTAGAAGTTGGTACAGAGCTATCCCATACATGAATTAAATCACCAACTTTTAATACATCACTAGCATTATTAAAATAGCCAGTAGTATTAATGTCAGCAATAGCATCAGTACCGGGTGCTGTGTAACTCCACATTTGAGGAGCATTACCAGCTTTAGCTTGACCACCTATTGGTTGTAAGTTGTCTTTAGTATAAGCCATATTATTATCCTCCTCTATTAGCTTTCGTCACAAGTTACTTTTACGATACCTTCGTCATCGATAGCTACGGCACCAGCAGAGAACATAGAGTTCACCAAGAAAGAAGTTTTCTCTGGAACATAATTGATCTCAGTTTTCTGGTTCATATTCACAGCCATACCGATTGCAGATCTATGGAACGCAAAAGTTGTTCTGTCGTTAGTTGATAATGGTAGACCTCCTTCGTCTCTGTCTCCAATTACATGGAACATGAAACCTAAGAAAGTATTGATCTCACCAGACACTAGAGCTTTTACAGCAGCATAGTCTCCAGAGATTGCTCTCTCATCACCTAATAAACCAGAAAGGTTATTAGCATGAACAATGATATGTCTGTCGTCAAACGGGACATTCTTTGCATCAAGAGCTTTCTTAGCAGCAATTAGCTTTCCAACATTTAAGTTAGATGCTGCTGCTGATCCAGAAGTTACTACTGTCTTTGCTACAGTTGAAGGTGAAGATGCTGCATCTAACCCATCAATGATAAGTTGATCCATTCTTCTACCGATTGCTTTAGATACTACTTGTACCAATTCTTGTCTTTCATCAAAGTTTACTTTCGCTTGATGGAAGATGTCAGAATACTCAGCAGCATTGTAATCACTCATAGTCGCAGTTACTTGTGAATAAGTAACATTCAATGGAGTTACATCTGTCTGAGGGATACGAGCAGTCGCACTACCTTTCCCTAATTTAGGGAATTTGTAAGTGTTGCCTTGTACACCTTGTCTTAGCCTTACAGCACCTAAAAGTGAGCTTTCACCTTGATAGGCTTGTTTTACCTCGGCATCGAACAGAGTGACAAAAGCATTTGTTATTGATTGTGCCATACTTTTATCTCCTTTGTTAACACATTTTTTTTTACTTAACTTGCAGTTGTCGGGGTAAAGCCCGGCTGACAAAAATGGTGTCTTTGCTCACCAGCCAGAAGGCCATTTATAAATTTGGTTATCTTCGTCTATAAGGATAGTCGAATTCTATAAAATTATCAAGTACCTAAATTAAAAATCTTCGTTATTAACTTTACCTGGAAAAGCTCTAGCAAACTGTTCTTCAACTTTTCTTCTATATGCTGGATCTGTTTTATATTTAGGATCTGCTACCATTTCATAAAGTTCTTGTTTACTTGCAGCTCCATCTACATCTACTGGTGCAGTTGGAATTGTTTGTTCACCATAGTATTTTCTGATTTTATTTAATGCATTAATACCATTAGCTGTTGCAGCAAATACTTTAAATTCGTCAAAATCTTGTTCTGACCATACACCTTTAGCTACTAATCCTTGTCCCCAAGTCTTAATACCATTAATGATTTGATCTGCATTTGGTCCAAGAGCTTTGGTCTCTTGTTCAATACTAATACTTTCTGCCTCAGCTTGTTGCTGTGACAATGTTTTAAAAGTTCCTACAAGTTTATCGAATGCAGCTTGGGTAGGTTTATTCTCTTTGGCCCAATCTAAAAATTCTTTTGCTAAAGGATCATTATCTACATCAACATCTTCCATTACAGATAAATCATACTCAGACGGAGCTTTGTGTTTACCCATAGAAAATTGTTTTTGTAGTTCTTTGTAAGAGTGACTTAGATCTTCAATCTTCACTCCTTTTTCTGGATCCCAAAATTTATTTTCAATATACTCTGGTTTCTCTAAAACTTTCTTTTCATTTTCTGCTTTCGCTTGTTCTACAGT